GAACCGGCGGAACCATCCCCGCCGGCCAACCCGGACGACCTGGAAAGCTGGTATGAGCCGGACCGGCCATCCGACGAGGAACTGGCCCAGCTTCCGATCTCAGACAAGGTGGATTTCTGATGGTATTGCAGACGCCCAGCGATGCCTATAGGCCACTGGCGCCGGCGGCCGCCGGGTATCAAGGCCTGACCAATTATGCCACCTGGGCGGTGAATGCCCACCTGGTGAGTGATTCGGTCCTATATCACGAGGTACTTCTCCCGATCTGTACGCCGGCGCCGACGGTCCCGAAGGCTGAATGGCCCAAGGCCAAGCTGGAGGCGGCCGACAAACTCCGGAGGTATACCGAGGAACTGTTCGACGGCCTGATGGACCGTTCCGTGGGAGTGACTGATGTCGAGAAGGGGATGCTTGTCGACCTGATGCGGAACTCGATGGACAACGTCAATTATCGGGAGATCATAAACATCAACTGGATCAAGTGATTGGCCGGTTTTGATTGATGGGCTGAATGGATCAGCCCATCCCCAAAATCGAGCAGTCGTGGGGGGGAGTGATGAGTGTAAGGCAATCAGAACTGGCATGGCAGCTTGACCTATCAAGCAACCGGAAATTCGTCCTTCTGGAACTGGCAGACCATGCCGATCCGGATGGCGGCCATGTGTTTCCCTCCCAGGGATTCATCGCCATGAGGACTGGATATTCCACACGCCAGATCCGGCGGATCCTCCGAGAACTTGAGGACTTAGGGCTGATCGAACCCGTGGCCCATGGTAAAGGCGGCCGGGGAATGGCTACCGAATACCACCTCCACCTTGACGCCAACACCAACGAAAAGGCGGTCAAATTGTCCGGGTTTATCGATTCTAAAACCCGGACATCTGCGACACAAAAGGCGGACATCCACGACATAAACCCGGACATCTGCGACATAAAGGCGGACACCGGTGTCCTACCAAACGTCAATAACCATCATATAAACGGAAAGGAAACACCAGAAGGGGAAGTCGAGACTTCCCCATCCGGGGATTCTCCGGACTGGTTCGTCGTCCTGTCAGGCCTGGAACGGTTCGGCCAATCTTTTGAGATATGCCAGAACTGGATCACGCGGAACAACATCCCGGAGGCGATGGCTAAGACACAAGCCTATGGCCTCAGGGACTGGTTATCACGGCAGCAAGCCGGATCGAAGGCCCTCCGTGGTGATCCATGGACCCGTTTCACATCATGGTGCATCCGTGATCTGGACGCGTCCAAGAATGCCCAGCCGGATAACAGTCCGGATAAATATGCACTCGCGAAACTAGAAGCAGAAAGAAGGGGACGATGATGGCATTGGAACAATTGAAAGGGAACATGTACGAGGCGGCGATGAACTCCGGAGGGAGACGACGGATCACCCTCCCGAATTCGACCCAATGTAAGGTCTGCGGAAGGTTCAAGGTCGACGACCCGGACTATATCCGGTTGACCCAGGGGCATCGTTTCGCGGTGGCCTGCATCTGTGCCAAGAAGGCAGAAGAACAGAGACAAGCAGACCTGAAACGGATAGCCGAGGCCAATCTTCCCAATCCGTCCTACCCTCACACGTTCGAGACCTGGGACCGTGAGACGGATGGGACTGCTGAGATCGCGGGGGCAGCCCACAGGTTCGCCCGTCGTGAAGGGCCGACCGTCCTGGTGATGGTTGGCGGGACCGGGGCCGGCAAGTCCCACCTGTTGGAAGCCATCGGGCGCCATGCCCTCGGTCAAGGCCGGACCGTCGTATATGAGACCTCCAAGAGTCTTCTGGACAACCTCCAGTCCACATATGACCGGGACAACCCTGAGACGTTCCGATACCGGATGGACTGGTATCAGACCAGGGGCGTCTTATTGCTGGACGACGTCGGCGCCGAGACCTCCACGGAATGGCGGATATCCCAACTGACCGACCTGATCGAACACCGCATCCAGTACGAGAAGCCGATGGCAGTCACCACCAACCTGGACCGTGACGAGATGATCGACAAGCTCGGCCCCCGTATCGGGAGCCGGTTGTTCGCCACCAATCCGGGCCTCCCCATCAAATTGGTCGTCACGACGGCGAAGGATTATAGACGTTGACCAAGATCATATCGAAGGACGAAGCATTGACCGAGGCCCAATTCCAGACCTTGGTCATCGAGATGGCGACCGACATATACAAATGGGAAGTATTCCATGACGGGGATTCCAGGCGTTCGAACGCCGGATTCCCCGATCTTGTCTTAGTGAAGGACGGGAAGCTGATATTCGCTGAACTGAAACGGGAGAAGGAATCCTACCCGTCCAAGGACCAGCGGAAATGGCTGGCCAAGCTGCGCGATGTCGGGAATTCGACGGACAACGTCCTGGTCGTCCTATGGCGGCCTTCCAGCAACTGGCAGGAGGTCTTGAGTGGTCAAGCCTGGGGATAGGTGCATCGGTGGCGGGTTGGACCATCACCTGGATTGTGCGGCGGCGGACGGGCCGATCAGCATGGGGATCTGCCGGAAGTGCGGCTTCCAGCGGCCCCTGTGGAACAGCCCTCCACTGAGGGACAAGCGGCAGATATCGGAGAAGGAACGGAGGATGGCCGATGAGTTCGCAGACTGGACCGGAGACGGGGACCATAAGCCACGGGCGTGATGTGGGGAAGACGCCGGCGGACGGGAAGTTCATATTCGTCGAATGTTGGAACCCGGAGTTCGGCCGGGGCTGTAAAGAACGACGATGGGCGCCGGTCCGGAGCCGGTTCAGGACTGGACCATACCGTCTATGCGAGGTATGCGTGAAGACGAACTGGCGTCCGTTCTTCCGGGTCATCCACGAACGGGAGACGTCCATATTCGATGCTTGATCCATCCACCGAATATGAGGCCCGGCATGTGCAGCCCCCGGACGTCATCACCCTGACGTTCCATTTCTTCCGAAGCAGGACCAGGCTGTTCATCTGGCCCCCACCTCCTGAGGTCGAGCCGATGACGTTCCGGGTCCTGGGCCACATGAACAAAAGAGGGACCAGATACAAGGCAGATTGTGCCATCGCGATATATGACCAGGACGACAAGGGTCTCCTGGAGTTGAACGTCGGCGAGAAGGCCCAGCTGGGAGCGGCCATCGCCCAGGCCATCCGGGACAATTACAAGTGCGAATGTTCCGCCATGACGGCGGACAAGATCGATCTGAGCGGAGGAGTGGTTCAATGGTGATGAAAGACCGGATCAAGGACTTCCGGAGGGTGCCGGCGTCGGAACTGCTGCCCAATCCGAAGAACTGGCGCCGACATCCACCGTCCCAGGAAGCCGCCCTCCGGGGAGTCCTGGAGGACATCGGCTTCGCGGACGCGGTCATCGCCAGGGAGACCGACGACGGCCTGGAGCTGATAGACGGCCACCTTCGCCAAGAGGTCATGGGCGACCAAGTCGTCCCGGTCTTGATCGTGGACGTAACCGAGGAGGAAGCGGACAAGATGCTCCTCACTTATGACCCGCTGGCGATGATGGCCCACGCCGACCAAGACCAACTCCTCCACCTACTACGCGACACCCAGTTCGAATCCCAAGCGGTCAACGACATGCTGGAGGCCGTCGCCAATGGGGAACGGCTCCCGATGCCGGACTTTGAACCTGGGAGTATTGATGACCAAGGCCGGTTGGATGAAAAGGCCAAGGTTCAATGTCCAGAGTGCGGACATGAGTTCATGATATGAGTGCAACAGACCTCAAGCTGGATTGGTGCTCCCATGCCGCTGCTAGATATGCGGTGGAGCATTGGCATTATTCCAAGAGTCTCCCAACGCCGCCACTGGTCAAGATTGGCGTTTGGGAAAGTTGTCGGTTTATTGGGTGCGTATTGTTTAGCAGGGGCGCATCGCCGCAGATTGGCAAACCTTACGGGCTGCAACAAACTCAGATTTGTGAACTAACGCGGGTGGCACTAGCTGAACATAAGACGCCTACTTCTAAGATTGTGATGGTAGCAATACGAATACTCGCCAAGGCATATAAGCTCCGCCTTGTGGTTAGTTATGCCGACCCGCACCATTCCCATGTCGGCGGGATTTATCAAGCGATGGGATGGATATATGCCGGACAGGTATCGCCTACCCCTATGTTTTATGCGCCTGATGGCAAGCTGTGGCATAGTCGGATGTGCTCGGCCAATGGCCGCAAACGTGTCTATGGCCGTTGGCGGTCTGTTTGGCGATATGACCAGTGCGACCGCATTATGATGCCGGGGAAATATAAGTATCTTTACCCCTTAGATAAAGCCATGAAAACCCAGATTGCGCCATTGGCTCAGCCCTATCCCAAGCGTCCGAAGGATTCCAGCGAACCACCGGCTACCCATGCCGGAGAGGGCGGGGCAGCACCGACCCGGACGCTCCAGAACTTATTTCCATTGCGGGACCGGATGGCCCGATTGGTCACTGGATAATACATGGGTTTACAAAACGGAACGCGAATCACAGCCGAATTAAGACGCTCTCAGGTCTTGCAATTGAAGCAGGCCGGGGCGTCCGAGCAAGCGATTGCCGACCAGCTCGGCGTATCTAAAACCCAGATAAACAACGATGTGAAGCGGCGGCTGGCCGAAATCCGGAAGGCTGACACCGAGGCGGTCGAGCAGGAATATACCCTTCAGAAGTCACGATATGAACGACTACTCCTCCGGTGGTGGAGCCAAGCCACCGGCCCCGATGATACCCAAGCGGCAAGGGCGACCGGGATAGTTCTGGACATCCTCCGGCGCCTGGACACCATCGGCGGACTTGTTCCTGACAAGCCATTGATCCAACTCCAACAACAGAACGTCATGGTCGGCGGCGCGACCTTCGCGGACCTCCTTCGGGAGGCGATGGAC